AGGGTGCGGAGCACCGCCGCGCAGCGGCGGCTTTGCCCTTGACAGGCTGCCCCGGTTGTGCTATGGGTGGCGCGGCGACGGGGGATATTCCACAAGAGCCGTTTTCACGGGAGACGGTGGGACGGGGGAGACGGGAAAAGCTCTGGACACCGTGTCCAGAGCTTCCGCTTACTTCTCCCTATCCGCCGTTTTCTCGCCCTTGCCCAGCTCCGGGGGCTGCTTCTCTTTCCACTCCCCCAACAGGGCCATGATCTGATCTTTCATTTCACGGGGCGTCTTGTCCTTGCCGAAATACTGGGCCAATTCCGCAGAGCTGATGATCACGTCAAAATCCTCCTTTTTCTTCTCCTGGCTCAACACCGCGTCGATCACGTCCGGGTTGAGCTGGTTTTTTTCGTCCATTTCCCGCAGCTTCTTCGCCTGGGCCTTGGAGGGGGACGACTGCTGCCCCTCAATGGACACGGCGATATACTTCTGATGGTCCGGCCTGATACGGGAAATCTCCACGGCGGGAGTGAACGACAGCTTGCCGCCGTCCATGAACTGTTTCAGCTCCGGCACAAGGTCATTCAGATAAATGTACCGCTGGACCGTCTTTCCGCTCATGCCGTTGCGCTCGCCCACTTTGTCCAGAGACAGCTTGCCCAGGTCCGCGCCGTCGCCCCGCGTCCCCTGGTGCTTGATGGCCTCATACTGCTGCTTCAAGGCCGCCGCCTTTTCGCTGGGCAAAATCGTTTCCCGGTGGCGCAGGTTGTCGTCCGTCATAGCGAGGACGGCTTCATCATCCGTCATGTTGCGGACGATACAGGGCATATTTTTGTACCCCGCCAGTTCGCTTGCCCGCTGCCGCCGGTGGCCCGCTATGATCTCATAGCCCCCGCCCTCACGGGGACGCACCAGGGCGGGCTGGTGGACGCCGCCTGCCCGCACAGACGACACCAGCCCTTTCATTTCATTGTCGTCCCGGACGCCGAACGGGTGATCCTGGAACGGGTGGAGCTGGTCGAGGTCCAGATAGACGATCTCCTCCTTTTCCCCACGGGAGGCGTCCTTGGGCTGGGGCGGCTCCTCCGGCGCGGGCGCGGGAGGCGGCGGGGCCTCCTCCTTGGCCGGGGCGGATTTTCCAGCGGCCTTGCCCCGCGTGGCGGTCTTGGCCGTCTTGCCAGCGCCGCCCCCGCCGGGGGTCTGCTTCTCCGCCTTGGGCGGGCGGCCCTTGCGCTTGGGCCTCTCACCCTGGGCCGGGGCCTCCTTGTTCTTGGGGCGGCGGCCACGGCGGGGAGGCTCCGGCTGCTCCTGGGGCTTCTCCCACTCCTGCCCGCCCTCCTTGGCCGGGTCCGTCTGCTCCTGCCCGGCCCCCGCCCGGACCGACGACAGGTCGATCACCTTGTTCTCCGGGGGCGGGGGGCCCTCCATGCCGGGGATCACCCCCTGGGCCTCCGGCTCCGGGGCGGGCGGGGCCTCCGACACTTCCGGCGCGGGGGGCTCCAGCGTTTGTCCCTCCGGGGCTGGGGTCGTTTTAATTTCTTCTGCCATTCGCTTGACCTCCTTACTTTTTCAAATACAAACGGGGCCAAAACCTTATTTTGGCCCCGTTTTTTCATACGTTTTCCTCCTTTCCCTGTCACGCAAAAACGCCGCCCTTTTTACAGCCGGGCGGCGTTTTCGGTAAGGTTGACAGTCCATTTTTTTGTTGTTTATCATGTTTCCCTTTGTCAAGCGTTGCAATGGTTAATGGTTTTGAGGAGAAATGTATGAATTTAGATATTTGTAGCCATCTGTATCGAGAGCTCTTTGAGAAAAAGTCAGTTGACTGCCATCCTTGTTTATATTTGCGCTGCTATCCAAACATCTGGCCTGATGAAGATGTTTCATAGTAACCTCACTTTCTAAAACATAAAAAAGCAGGTTTAAGAGAGCTTCAATCTCCTTAAATCTGCTTAATGACACCTATGATATGTAATTGTAGCCAATTTTAAGATTCCATTTTAGTGCATTTTTACCCAAAAAGAACAAAACCTGCGTTTAACGATAGTTATACGCAGGTTTTGTCTACTTTGGTGGAGACTACTGGATTCGAACTCCCCGTCCTCTGTTTACCTTGTGTTAAATATTGTGACTTGCAGATAAATACGGAAAAATCAGAAACTTTTTATATTATCTCATACCCCATATCCATACGTGCCATTTCCCGCCAAAGGGAAACAGAAGGGGAAAAGATCAGCCAAGCCGGCAGGAATCAAGGCCCCAGCCACGCAGAGCAGCTGGGGCTTTTGTCATGTTTCCTTCGATGCATTTGCGGATCACGCTTATAGTACAAAACAATATGAGTTCACATTTCAGCGCAGACATCCGTTTATGTGATCCCACCATGGCTGGCAGACTGCGGCTTGTATAAAGGATACCATTTGATTCAACTCTTCTTTAAGAAACTCAAATCGTTTTTCAGAACTACTACCAGATATAATAAATTTGGAGATTCTTTTTACCCTTGTCTATCCTGTGCCCGTCGCCATTTGTTGATTCAGCACAGCCACTTTTATTTTTTAAGATGGCCTAATAATATAAAACATCGTCAAACTGTCATTTCGTGATTATATACTATTTTCTCATACTTTTTTGGAGCAAATCACTAACTACAATAACATTCAAGATATAAATTGTGAAATCTATCATATTAGCGAGCGCAATTTTTTTAGAATTTGTGTAAATTTCACATGCGGACATATTAGCAAACTAAAATGTGAAGAACAGAGCTTTGAAAACAAAGGAAATGTTCTTGCTTTTTCCATCTAATTCGTACTATAATATGTGTAAGGTGAGTTGCCGATATCCCCCACTCCTTCTATTACATAGGACGTCGAAGGGCGTTCTAACCCCTTCAGGGAGGAGGAAAATATGGTCACCCATGCGGAACTAATCCAAATCGGCATCTTAACAGTTAGTATTTGCAGTCTGTTCGTCCAAATAAGCAAAAAGAAATGACCGTCGGCATCCTTCCAAGATCGACGATCATTTCCGTAATTGAGCGAAGGAGTGCAGATATGCAACTCCCCTTACATATAGTATTATAATCCGCAAAATCATTTTTGTCAATTCGTAGACGATTTAAAATCAAAGGCGGGGACCTTTTGCTTCCCGCCTTTGATTTATTTTTTCGTAGATCTAAGTGTCATAACGGCGGCCTGGGCCCTGGTACAAAGTGCCCCAGGCCGGGTACCATCGGTGATACCGAGGGTCTTCGCCTCCTCTAGCTCTGAGGCCAGCGCACCGTTCACCGACCGCCGCCCCATCACATCCTGGATACGATCCACCAGCTGAAGGATATCTGCGTCGGTCAACTTTGAAATGTCCATACTGTCCTCCTTTACCGGCGCATCCCAGAGTTTCTGCTCCGCGGCTCTCCGGCGGATCAGGCCGGGGAGGGAAGCGCCTCCGGCCTTGGTGTACAGGGCCATGGCGTCCCGGATCTGCCGGAGCGTCCGGTCGCTGCACAGCGTCCGAAGATTCCCCGCCCCGCAGTTGAAAGTAAAGGAGATCAGGGCGTCCCGCTGGTTGGCGTTGAGCTGAGCCGTCAGGGGGCAGTTCCGGGGATCGTCCACCGCGTCCGCGAACCGCTGGCAGTCCTTCACCAGAAGGGCGTCCGCCTCCGCCTGGGTGATGGTCTGGCCCTCCTTGACGTCCGGCCCATAGTGCCCCCAGCCGATAGTCCAATATTTCTCCGTGCTGACGGGCTTGTACGCTTTCAGGCGGCAGCCCTCAAACTCCTTGACGAGAATCAGGCCCGCCTCTCCGATGGGCCGCCCCATCAGAGCCTCTTCGCCTTCACGGCGTAGCCGCCGGCGTCGTAGGTCACCAGGAAGCGGCCTCTGCGGCACGTCTGCTCTGCCTGCTGGCCCGCCAGATCCATCCGGCGGCGCATATCAACATCTTTCTGCACAGCCTTGCCCTCTTTTCTGGGACGGATCTCGCCCAGCGTGTCGCCAAACACCTCATAGGTCTTGCCGCAGATGATAACGTAGGCGGCCATGTTGGTGCTACCGTCGGGCTGGATCTCGTTGATGGGATACTCCAGCCTGCCGCCGATGACCTTCACCCGCTCCATGGAGCCGGTGCCGGTGTCCAGGAGGCCGTACCCGCTAGCCTGTTCGGGATAATAGCCAACCACGGTCTGTTTCCGGTCCTCATCGGTAATCGCATTCTGGCCGGGCCTGAAGCTGAATCCCGCCCCGGCTTCCGACAGAGCGGCATTGGTGGCCTCCAGATCCGCCTCGCCGGTGGTATAGTCCCTGACAATCTCGTAGATAGCTTTCATTTGTTCGTTCCTCCCTGAATTTTTTTATGTTCCCCGCCGGTGTTCTCGCCGGCAAAGGCATCTCCCGCGTTATCAATGGCCTTTTTGCTCACCAGCAGGAACCGGAACAGCCATTCCGGCACCGGTCCCCCCATGGCGGCGGCATTCTCCGCCATGCTGCCCAGCTCCGTGACAATGTACCATACCAGCACCACTGGACACAACAGGCCAGTATATTCCATCGGCAGCTCCAACAGGGGTAGATACTCCAGCACTGTGGCAATCAGCAGGTCCGCCCCTGCCGCCACGACCACCACCACAATCATCCCGGCCTTGTGCCAGATGCCCTCCCGGGCGCTGGCACTGGACCAGGATCCCTTTTTGGCAACCGCCATGGAACCGGTGATGTAGTCCAGCACCATGGCGCCAATCCAACCTACCACCAGCCACCCGAACCAGCCCCAGAAGGCCGTCAGCAGGCCCAGAATGGCGGTGACGGCGGCTTTGATGTGCAACACAGAATTTCCGTTTTCCATATGCGTAACTCCTCTCTTTCAGCTTGACGTCATGGCGGATCAGAAACCGGTTGGCGTCCGTCTGCTCGTCCTGTTCCACCGCCAGCCAGAAAGACGGCTGGTCAAAGTCCACCGGGCAGACGTCCACATACACCGTCCGCTCCGGCCACCGCTCCACAAGCTTCCTATTGATGGCGTCCAGAATATCCAGTGTTTTCAACAGATCCTCCTTTTCCAGCCGCAGATTTTTATCGATCTGCGGCTGTTTTTTTCGGTATCTATTTCAAGAGCGCTCTAATAAGAGGTCCCACAACCCCGATATTTGCACGAAACCGTGCAACAAGATCAAAAATTATTTTTCAAGCTCTCGCAGCACGGCCTTCTCAATCCGCCTGGCGGCCTCGTCCGCCATCCGGGGACCCTCGCGCCGCCCGGTAATCTTGTACATGTATTTACCCGGCGCCAGGTCCCTCCGGAGCCGGACGCCCAGCGCCGGCACATACCGCCCCGGCGTCTGGACATGTCCGTTTTACAGAGCGTTGGTGATGTATCCCGCAGCGGCTCCGTCCAAATAGGTCTCCTTCTTCGCACGGACGGCTACATAACCCTTTCCGCTGCCCACCTGGTACTCCTGCACCCCGGCCACACGGCCAGAGCCGCTGATCCGGTTTTGCACATCCTCCAGAAGGTACTCGCCCACGGCCTCAAACACGTCCGCTTTGGCCTGCCGGACTGCCTCCGGCAGGCGTTCAAATGCCTTCTGTGCCTGCCGCAGGCCATGGATCTTCACCGACTGCATCAGACATCCTCCTGCCGTTCCAGAACGTACTCATTCTTCCAGGGATCCAGGTCCAGCGTCTGGCGGATGGTATAAGGGGATTCTCCCCGGGGCCGGACCAGGTCGCCGGGCCGCAGGAGGATTGCTTTGGGTGTCACAAGAATACGCTGGCGCAGATTTGTGCGGAATACCTCCTCCGCCTCATTCCGGATATATTTCTCTGTCAAAATACCGAGAAACGTAAGAGCCGCCTGTTGGATAGCCGAGGGCCGGTTCAGCGCGTCCCGCCCCTTCCGGTCCTGCGGTTCCGCCGTCAGGATCGCGGGTTCTGCAAGCGCTGCCCGCACTGTCTGAAAGCCAGGGGCACCGTCGGTAATGGCGGTGAGGACGCAAAACTGCCCGCGCCAGAGAAAGGTGTTGTGCAGGGTTAGTCTGGGATTTCGACGCAGGGTAAAAGTCAAGCCTCTGGCCCCGATGCCAATGGAGGAAAAGAGGTTCTTCCGGGTATCCTGCTCCACCGCCGCCCAGGTATTGCGCTCGGTTTTCCAGTTGAAGGCGTTGGTCTCCGGACAGTGGGTCAGGCACTGGATCTGTATGTGTTCCCTGAGGCCGCTCCCTGTGGTCATAACAGATCACCCTCCCCCAGAACCAGATGTGTCCAGATTGGACACATCTGGTTTCGTCAGCTTCAGCTGGTTGAGCAGACGCCGGAAAGAAGGGTTCTCTGCCGTAGAGGTGCCCACGAAGGAGATGTCCCGCCGGTCCCAGGCGTCCAGCACCAGGGCGTTGACGCACAGGTCGTACTGCGCCCGGCGGGGCGTGCCTTCCTCCGGTTCCGCTACCCCGGCCTGGGCCATGTATCCCGCGGCGCACCAAGACGGTCTACATGGTCTACTACCGGGACACCAGCGGGAGTGGCTATCAGTGGAGACAGCAGGCCCTCACCCGCGAGCGGGGCCAGGAGATCGTGGACGCGGGGGCCGCTGTGGAGCGGCGTGTGCTGGCGATCCCCGCTGACCGCTCCTATATCACCGTGGAGCCGGGCCAGACCG